TAATCAGCCACTACCTGTCTCGGGTCTACCACCGTCCGGACTGGCAACAGCAAGCGATAATCGTTCTTCAGAACATTCACTTCGAGGGGTTCTTTAGTCTCATCTACTGAGAGTTGGACTGTACAAGGTCCGGAAGCCCCCTCAGGCTTCACACTTTCATCACTTTCTACTAACTGCCGAAACTCTTTTTCTGTTAGACACGCACCACAAGGGCGCAAGTCTCCATAATCAGATAGCCGTATCGGTTGAGTAGACTTACTGAAAGCTCTATATCCATTCAGGATGAAGCTTCCAACATACAATTCAATGGTATCAAACTGTTTGATCTCATAAAGGTCTAGCACTGCTAGTATCCAATCGAGATCGTAAATCTTCCTCAGCGTTTTCGAACGTAATTCTCCCTCCGCACTCACTGATTTAGTGAGTTGCAGTGACTTCAAAGTAACGGAAGGCACCTTTTCCATAATAAGTTTCGTAACTTTAGGAAATAACAAACTAAGGATATCATAAACGATAGAGCCTAGCTCGTATGGCAAAGGTCGTACAACAGTCTTAAGAGCGACTTGCTCAATGACTGGGGCAATCATATCAATTACCACTCGGAGCTCCAACAAATCTTGCTCCGTAACATGGGCCCGATAAAGTACGGGACCGAACTTGCATAATTTCTCAAGAGTACTCTTGTACCTATGGGTGTCACCTTTAGACAGACCAGCAGCAATGAGCCGCGTGGTCAATTCTGCCTGTGATGATCTCTTCAGCGCTTGAAGTGGTGTTGCCACAAAGCGTCTTAATGCAACTAAAAGTGCAGCTAATCCCTCATCCCCATCTCTGGCTTCTAGAGATATAGTGAGGCGAGCGATAGCTTGAAGAGATGTAATGGCAGCGAACTTCAATGCTGTACCATACAAACCCTCAGGACGGACCTGGTCTTCGACCATTTCCACAAACTTCTCCTGAGATTCACAATGCTCTAGATAGATCTCCTTGACCCTCTCATAGAGCTGTTCAGAGTTTAGACGGGTGTAATGAAACTTATAATGAGACCCATCATCTCTTTTGTAACCCATCTGAGTATCATGATTGTCTACAATATAAAACTCGTCAAATCCTTGCTGCCAAATCTTTACTGGAAAGCGTCGATTAATAGCAGCCACACACTGAATTGCTTCTGTGTTGTTGACATTGTTTCCCTGAGAAAACGGTATGAACAAGTTCGTAGTAGCGACAACTATGTCCGGGTTGATCCAAACATTTCCCTTTAGATCGAGGTGAGGGTTCAACGCAGTTTTGGGGACGTTGTTGATAAAGTCAATTATTTTCCGGAAAGGATCTGCAGCAACCACACTAGTTTTAGTGGCGCCTAAATCATCAAATAATACGATCCGGTGACAAGATCTAAATTCCGATTGGAACTCATCTCCCTCATTGAGAACCACAATATCCTGCTTAGTCGCAGGCTTCTCATGATTTAGATTATAGAGGCGTATAGCCAGGTTTTGTGAGCCGAATGTCTTCCCACTTCCTGGTGGACCTGCCACCAGAATACCGAAGGGCTGTTTACGAACAAAATCCGTGCGAACTCCAAGAGTGATACGTGTATCAACATCTCGCGCACGGGACAGCACCAAATCTAACCTTGTGTTTGTGTCTAGAAATGGGTTAACAACTGCCGACTCTAGACTATGAATGCTACGTCGAAGCTCCGATAAAAATGCTTCAGTCGAGTCAAATTCAAGCCCATCAAAATTTCCAACTATCACTCGCGGAGCCATAGACACAAGTGCCTGGCAACGAGCGACCTGTTCCTCCAAAGACAATAATGGTACAGAAAACAGTTTACTCAATAAATAACACGACCACCACAACAACGTGGTCAAAATAAATACATAGTTGTGCAGCTTCGAAAAGCTGGTTAAAATATTCAAAAATTGTTTAGAAATGCAGTTTATTTACATATACACTAGGCAGCATCAAACCAAAGTGTACAGAGGGTTCTTTGATGACGACTAATAAAAGTCTACCGTAAATACGATGAATCACCTTAAATTTATGCAGGCCGCGTCATGCTCGAAGGAAGCGCTATCCATCTCCACCAAGAGCACCGTACAATTTCCTGCACAAATATCGATTAAACTTATACCACGCACGACGAACGGGGTGCAGGCTGTGTATTTAAACTCTCCCACCTACAAAAGAGCATCCTAACGGATCAAAATTTAATTTTATAGTGTTTATTCACTTAATCACTCGTCTCGTAAGCCCACTTTAGGTCACTTACTAACTCATCATACAATGGGAGATCGAAATCATTCCAGTTGATACGGAACTCATCTTTCATCTCAAGTGAACCCTCCTGAAGAAGGCGCACACCATTACAGAACTCTTCGTAGAACTTACGTCCATGAAGAGCAGCTTCCCGAACTTGAGAGGCAACCAAGGCCTCAAATTGCTCGGGGAAATTGAGAGGAGTGTTTTTGGGACGAACCCAATAATAAAAACCCTTGACGATAGACTCACGCTCCAAGGGTCCGACCACACCAAGTTCGGGGTGGTCTTCGAATGCTCGCTTTAGAAAGGAAATTTGAGCGAGTGACTGATACGG